ACGCCTTGTTGGTACGGGCTGTCGTACTGACTGATACCTGATGCGGCACTTTTAGCGGCGGCTTGCAAGTAAGGGTTAGCGGCGGTTAAAGCCTTGTCAGACAGGGCTTCAGCGGTCGTCTGACCTGACTGCTGTAGGTAGGGATTAGCCGCACCCATGATGTTTTGCTGACCCGCTTGTGACAAGTACGGCTGAGCCGCGCCCACGATGTCCATCTGACCGGCTCTATTGAAATATCCTTGACCCGCGTCTAGGTTTTTACCGACCAAATCTTGACGCAAATACTGACTTTGCGCCTGTTTTAACGCGTCAGCTGTACCTTTGCTGCCGAACTCGTACATGCCCGACTGAGCTTTGTCTAAGTCGCCTTGATAGAAACCTTGATTAGCCTGAACCTGCTTGTATGCTTGCTGTTGTAGCGGTGACAATTCAGCCACAGTAGGCATGTCGTACGGCTGGTAAGGCGTATTGGCAATGTTCTGAGCGACTTGAATTTGGTTATAAATCGCATCCTGCATCCACTTCGGGGTCTCGGTGGATGACGTGGTGTAAGACGTAGCGGTCTGAGGCGACCCTTGGAATAAGCTGCCCATTATGCAACCCCTTTCAAATAGCTGAGAGGTGACTTGGCGTTAGGACTAAATTTACCCTTTGCCAACACTTTACCTTTATGTGAGCGGATCTTTCCGCGCATGGCGTCGAGGCGCTTAGCACCCTCTTTGTTAGAGCCATCGCCGAGCATTGCTACTGTTTCTGCGTCCATCACGTATTCACCATCTGAGAGTTTAGCATCAATGGTGTCTGCTCGACCAGAACCTGCTCCTTGAGCGAATCGGGCAACAGCTGACAGAGCGCCACCTCTTGCCATCGCAGGAGGATTGGTGGTCGCTGGTTGCATATTATAAGCGCCAGAAGTGATTTTTGGCCAACTCCGCGCCATGTATTCAGTCAGGCTAACATTGCTAGCATTAGCGTCACCCTGTAATTTGTTCCAATCCCAGCTGATTGAAGGGCGGTTAAAGTACTCCTGCTGCTCAGGGGACATCTTGCTGACCGCCTGTTGAACCTGCGGAGGAGCGCTACCGAGGCTGCTCAGTAACGTGGCTCCCATTAGCGCGTTCTTCATTGTGAACGGGCTAGAACTACCGGTGGTCCCAGCTGTTTTAAGTTGTCCCAACGGAGACTGCTGAGGTGCGTTCAAACCCACACCCATGTCTTGAGCGCCGTATCCGCCGGTTGCTATTGGCGCGGCTGGATTCGTCAAAGAATAATCGACTGAGAAATTCTCGGGACCTTTGTAGCCCATTTCACCAGTCATAAAGTTTTTTGTTCCAAAGCCAGCTTCCGGCACGCCGCTGTATGAGTAATCTCCACCCTTAGGCATCTTCAAACCTTCAATGACTGCGTCAGAAGGTTTCAAACCTATGTTGCTCTGTGTTTGAGCAGGACGAGACATACCGCTCGCCAGACCTGTTAACGCCCCGCCTAAAACGGCAGACTTGGGGTCGTAACCGGCAGTAATCATTTTACCGAACTGTTTACCACCCGCGCCAAGCGAAGCGTTACCGGTCAAGTCGCCGAGTTGTTGACCTGCGTAAGTACCTAGAGCGCCTGTAGCCGCACCTTTCAAGAAACCTTGACCAGACGCCACACCGCCCAGACCGCCAACGAGCGCATTACCTAAAACATTCTGACCGGCAGCGCCTAAATTCAAACCTAATCCGGTATTAGCAGCCCCGCCTACGTATTCACCTAGACCACCGCCTAAACCGCCCAACAATGCGCCTTTCAGCGGATCACCGCCGGTCAGAGCAGCCGTACCGCCGCCAATGACCGCACCACCCACCATGGTGGCGGCTGTACCGGTGAAACCCATAGAAGCGCCGATTGCAGAGCCAGCTCCAGGGACGATAAAGTCCAACGCAATCGGTAATGCAACAGCTAAAAACTTCTTGAGACTGAACTTGTACTCAGGTAACCCTGTGCGTGGGTTGATCGTTCCTGAGCCGCCCATACGCTTAAGCATCGCAGCTTCACGCGGATTGATATGCGCTAGCATCGTATCGCCGTGGCGACCTAAAGAAGCCAAGCCGCCTTTAGCGAACCCCTGCTGCTTACTGCGCTCTTGCATGCCGTACAACAACACCAACAGTGAGATGATCACTACGGGATCGAACTGCTCAGGTAGATCACCCTCTTCAACCATGTCATCTTTAACAGCAGAAGCAACAATCTCGGGATACTGTTCAGGGTTATTGAGCGCAAACTCAAGCATCTGCACGAGTTCATCTAAACCCTCACTCGTAATCGGCATGTCACCGATTTGATTCTCAAGCGTTAAAACCGCCTTTGAGAACCTTGGGTCGCTCTTTGCTATTTCAAGAATCTGTTGCTTATCCATTTGTCACTCCAATTAAGACAGCGATTGAGCAAACCGCTCAGCCCAGTCACGCCAATCATCAAAGTCGTAAGGTAGAGGGAAGTTTCTACCTAGCGAAGTATTGTTCAAAAACTGCATAGCCCAATTCTGCCAGTCGTCACCGTCAAGACGACTAAGCGCCCCGTAACTGTCCAGATCGAGCGCAATCTGATCAGCCCAGTCATGTAGCGACATGTAAGAGGGGCGAGTAATCGTGGTCATCCGAGCACCGTCCTGTCGCCCGAGTCAATGTGTCCAATGATCTGACCCATCTGGTAATTACCACCTACCGCATTTGACTCAAAGCGTACACGCAACTCACGGCGTTGTTCTTTAAGCATCACGATCTGCTGGTAAGGCTCAGAGGCGGTCTCAGGGAATGAGAACACGCTGCTGAAAACTTCAGGCGCTCTAGCGTTAGCGCGACCAGTAACTTGAACCGTCATGGGACCGCTCTGTATGAAGTCAGGTTCAATTTCCGTTATGCGGACATATTCGTTCTTACCCTGAGGTAGTGAAGACAAGTCGGCTGTTTCAAAATAAGACTGGATGGGCAATGTTGATTGACCTTCAATAGCATCAACACCTTGCTCATGAATCCAGACGCGATAGCCGCTCGCGGTAGGAATACAATCTGTCAGCAGAGGTGCGGCAAAGCCATTGTTGTAGCCGCCCGAGGCGCGACCGGAGGCGGGCAGCTCGGTGTCATACCAAGAGTTCTCGCGCACATTGTAAATAATGGCGTGCGTGCACTCTGTCGCATCATCGCGTGGGTAGCACCACCAAATTTCACCGAAATGAGGCACTTTGAACGCAAACACTTTTGCTCTCTGGCTCTCATTGATGTTGTCAAAAAAGTAGTTCAGGTTCATCTGGTTAGGTACTTCACGCACCACGCCATTGAACATCAGGAAGCGGTCAACACCGCACCAGAAAAACACGCCATCATAGTCTACCACGCAGTCAGGTGACATGATAGAAGTGTCCGTGGCGATCGTGTCAAACTGAAATACGGTAGCGCCGCCTGTGAAAGTTGCACGAATCACAGCGTCATAAGCCCAGAACAGACCCGCTGGCGCTGAGCCTGAACCTGCTCGCAGAGGCATACCCTTGACAATCTTCTGACCCCAGACACGCGCTATCCCTGAACCTGAGCCGCTGAGATCAGTAAAGTCACCAGGAACAGACCAGCCAATAATACCAGCTGTACCGTAGTAAAACAGGTAAGGGAACAGCATCACGATGCCGCCGGTGGTGTTAGCCCCAGCAGGTAAAGGGATCTCTACTAACGGCGCGGTTCCTAGAACATCACCGTAAAAAATCTGACCGCCGGTGTCATTACAGACACATTGCAAATTAGGCGCTACATGCGCAATGATAGAGTTATATGTGGTTGATGCGTCATAGGATGTCTGGAACATCCATTGGTTGTAAGCAGAGCTAACCAAAGCATTTGCGCCACCAGTCATGTTAGTTACTGTGGTTGTGATCGTTGTCGTGTTAGCAACCACCACAAACCCGTTAGTAGCTTGCCCAGCAGTTGCGGCTGTGATGGTGATTACCGCTCCAACAGCAACAGCACTGTAGTTTGGCGTAGATGCAAATGCTGTAATGTTTGCCGCAACAGCCGTAGCCGTTGTAGCCAAGTCAGTCGTAAAAGAAACTGAGCCTGATGTAATTGTCACGCCGTTAACCGTGATGCTATCAACTGATCCAGCCCCGCCACCCGTCAAAGTAACTGTTCCGGTTGCGCTAACCGCAACAGGGGTTCTGTTGCTAATGACAGAGCTGTTTTTAGTTGTGTCAATCGTAAAACGCTCAACAGTAGACGCGCCCGCTGAATGGCAATACTGCAAGCTCTGCTGGGTAAAGCTGTTGAAGCCGCGAGAGATTTCTGTCAAGTATTTATTGATAGATCGATAGCCGAGAATCTTTCTAGGAAGCCCGCGCTGAAACCTGACCCACTGTCCGTCAATGTAAAAGTCACCGTCGTACTTAGTGCCGTCTCGCTTAATACCGGCGAGAGACTTCAGGACTATCGTGGATTCAGGCATCAGTAAGTCCCACCATTAACAACGCCCGCAGGAGCAACACCTAGCACAGTCCAAGCCGCTTGTTGATTAGCTGCTTCAAAAATAGGGATACCTACCGCCGTGCCGCCAAGGTTAATCAATGCGCCGCCCGCCGTAGTAGCCCCTGTACCGCCCTGTGCGACCGTAATTGGGAAACTCGCAGTAGTGGTGTCTGCATCGACAACGTCAGTGCCGTCACAGTAATAAATACCTCTTGAACCTTGGGCTACGGCCACACCCGTTCCGGCAGAAGTTCTAACAGTGAGCGTGTAAGCGCCGGTGGTAGAATTGTCAATCCAATACTGTTGAACAGTGGCGGGGACAATTACTGTTCGGTTACCGGTCAAAATGCCGGTGAACTTATAAACGATTCGGTTCAGCTCTGAACCAGTCAGTGTGTACGTACCAGTACCCGCAATTGCGATCACCGTGTAGTCAAACACAAAGACAGAAGCCTGACCAAACCCTAGCGTGTAGAAGTTTGTACCGTCGCTGATGATCACGGACGATTCAGTAGGCTGGTAGTTTTTTGTTGCCAACCCGTCGATTGTGTTGATACCAGAAGGTGTCAGTACAACCTGACCACCACCTGAGTTACGCAAATACATGAACCAGTTGTTACCCACGGTAGCAGCGCTAGGTAGGGTCAAAGTCCCTGACCCTGACCCTGTCCACAGGTACATTTTGGCGCGGTCTGAGTCCCCTGCAATGTAGTCAGTGTTGAACTGCGTAATAGGCACTGATTGAGACAACAGCGTACCAACCGCCACAATACCAGTACCAGCAAGCGCAGAAGCGTTAGCCTCAGATACCGTAGCGCCAAACTGCAATGACTCCCACAAACCATTTGTTGTGGTGTTGCTAGTCAAATAAATTTGATACACCGTTCCAGCGGCAATTGAAGCGACTTGCGTGCCACCGGCGTTCTTAACTATGAAAGTTTGTGCGCCTTGATTGTTGAACAGAATAGTGTTACCGACACCGCTTTTCTGAGCATCTGGCAAAAAGATTGACCGTCCTGCGTTAGTAGCTGTTACGTCAATAATACGGGTCGCGAGGTTGACGTTAGTAGAGGTTTCCTCCGGCCAACTCAACACAACATCGGTGGTCGTCAGCGTTATTGCGCTGTAGCTAATTTCGCTCGGGTAGATGTTTGCACCACCAAAGACATCGGTATAAATAGGCATTACGCTTCACTCCTGTTTGCTGAGCGATCCATGATACGTTTCAGGTCTTCTCCGTTGAGAGCCTGAGCAGCACGGTCGTACATGGCTTGCCAAGTCTGAATACGCTCGTCTTTTTTAAGGAACGGGGTGGCTTCTAGCAGCGTTGCGTAAAGCAGCACATCAGGTGCGTATTCAGTAAGCCAGTTGGTTTGTAAATCATCACCCAGAAGGGCAGGTTGTTCATAGTACAGAATCTCAAGAGTCTGCACTGCAGAAGGCGACGGGGTTATCAACCAATGTTGGTAATCATAGTCAGCGTAAAACTGCGGAGCAGCGGTCTGAGCCTCGTTAGGCCAATAACTGCGGCAGTACTCGTATGAACGAGCGAAAATAGGTGACCCGTTGACCGTCATGCTGATTGTGTCGCGCCACCGGTCAGGCTTGAGGTAGACAGCTACGCCGACAGACAAAGGAGTTGACACTGCGCGGATAAACCCCTGAATTTTAAGTTCGCGGGCGATACGGCGCTCACCTAATGTGATTAGGCGAGGTAGCTGGTCGTAAACGATCTGGTCGCTCTCTTGCGTGAAACCACGTTCAAGGTAGCGGCGCACGTCCACCAGCAGACTGTCGTACGTCATGCTATAGCTCATAAATACTCCATGGGTATTAGCCGCTGATTCAGCATGCGCCGTTTTGATGAATTATAACCTTGAAACAAGTTTCAAGGCAAATTGAAAGTGTCACTTACTGGCGACGCCCTTGGTCTTCTCAAACGAGCGCATACCCGCGATACCCAAGATACCTGACAATATCACCCAAAGTTGATCGGCTTCAAGCACCGGTGGGGGATCCATACCGACAGGAACCCAGCCCATAGCCTGCAAGTATTTCCAGCACCATTGAAACAGCGGATAAGCTAGAAATTGGTAACCCATAGCCGCCACACCAATCCAACCGATGGCTGGCCTCCAGCCCGAAACAAACACGCTAGATGACGCAGCTTCAATCTTGTTAACTTCAATCTGCGCTAAGTCTGTGGCTTGGTCAATGCGCTTCTCTTCAAGATCAAGCTTACGCTGCTCAATCTCCATTTCCATTTTTTCTTTGTCAGTC